GGATCAAGAAGAAATCAAGAATAGATATGGATTTGCTATGTGTGCATTTGCAAGAATGTATGGAGTCATAGCAGTTAATGGTTCAGAATCTCTACATAGATTTTGTGAGAAGTGGGCAGAATCCGATGAGCCGACTCCAACAGGAACACTAACAGAAGTTAATTTTTATTTTAAAGATAGGTGGGATGTCTGGGGAGGACGATTATGAAAGACATAGCACTAAAAGCAGCACACTTTGCATCTGCCACACTCAATAATCCATGGGGTATTGGTAGTCTAAGTTTTATATTAATCTTTGTTCCCATAATAGGAATGTGGGCAGTTCATAGGTATGGATGGGAACACTGGGAACCATTTGACAGAGGACATAAGTAGAGTTATAATTGATGAGTGGATAAAAACCACTGCGGTGCTCCCCTTGCAGGTTCAGGAGTAGCGGCGATAGGAACCTGTTTACGGGGTGTAGCGCAGAGGTAGCGCGGTGCTTTTGGGAAGCATAGGTCGGAGGTTCGATCCCTCTCACCCCGATTGCCAGTTCAACTTCTGGCATACTTGACTACATAATCAAAACACCTTATAATATACAGGTAAACAAAACAGAAAATGGCACTGACTGAAAAATTCAAGACCAAAGATATCAGCACACTTCGTGCTGCGTCAAATGGAGATTTTTTTCTTGATGTAAAGAGTCCGAAACTTTACAAAAAAGTCCGTAAATATTATGAAACAGAAGGAGTGATTTTCTCTGGAGATCCTCTTGATGATTATGAAATCTTGGTCGATTGCTTAGTCCAAGATCTTGAAACTGTTGAGGTTATTTGATGCAGGTGACTAAGAAACCAACCGTTCTCCTTGAACGGTTTCCTTATCGTTACATTCAAGTTGGCAAACTAGAAACTAATGGTATGCCAGACTGTCGCATTCAAAAAGTAGATTCATATACGGGTCGTTATCGTGATATGTATCTTTGTGATAATGAAATGCAGTTGATGACTGCTATGGAAGATCATGATTATACATGTTGGTTAGACCCTGATATGGTCCCTGCTTATGTCAAAGACTCGGTAGGTCGATAAACTAGCCCTGGTCGGGATCCCCCCCAAAGTCACGGATGGACTATAACAGAACTGGTGGAGTCACAGACCCTACTTTGGTTTCTTGCTTCCCCAAAGAGCAAGTGGTGCGGATGGAGGAAACTCCCGCCAGGTTTCTTGTTTCCTGTAAAAGAACAAGTGGCGTGCATGGCAAAGACCTTACCGGAACGGTTGCATAAACCGTTCTTTTTTAGTATAATGCTATCAAACAAATATTGAAAATGAAAATAGGATTTCAATGTAGTTCTTTTGATTTGTTTCATGCTGGACATGTCACAATGCTAAAGATGGAAAAACAATTATGCGATCACTTGATTGTGGCACTTCAAGTGGATCCTACTATTGATAGACCTGGTATTAAGAATAAACCTACTCAAGGAGTCTATGAGAGATATGTTCAACTACAGGGATGTAAATATATTGATGAGATACTTGTATATCAAACCGAAGAAGACTTACTTAACTTAATTCAAACTCAGAAGATTGATATTCGTTTTTTAAGTGAAGAGTATAAGAATGTTGATTTTACCGGTAAGCAATATTGTATAGATAACGGAATTGAACTGCATTTTCATGTAAGAAAGCACAAATATTCTTCTACTGAACTTCGCAATAGAGTTTTTGATTTAGAAAATGCAAAGAGAGAAGAAAGAGAAGTAAAAGAATTACCTCAATATTCCCCAGAACTCCTAGAAAAATATAAGCAAAAATGACAATATTAGTAACAGGTGGTGCAGGATTCATTGGCAGCAATTTTCTACATGCCCTAGACGAATCAATCGTGTGTATAGACAAACTTACATACGCTGGTGATGCTCGTCAAGTTCCTTGGAAAATTCCTCTTGAGGTGGGGGATATTGCTGATGAGCAATTCGTTCAATATGTTTTTGAAAAGTATGATGTCAGATCAGTCTTTCACTTTGCTGCAGAAAGTCATGTAGATAACTCAATTAAAGATTGTTCTGAGTTTATTTTAACTAATATTGTGGGAACTGTTAATCTTCTAAATGCTTCTTTAAAAAAAGAAGTTAATAAATTTATGCATATCTCTACTGATGAAGTATATGGATCTATAGAGAATGGATCATTTACAGAGGAAACAAATTATGATCCTAAGAATCCGTATTCTGCATCAAAAGCATCTAGTGATCATTTTGTAAAAGCATTTAATAATACATATGGTCTTCCTGCAATTATTACTAACTGCTCTAATAATTATGGACCAAGACAACATAAAGAAAAATTTATTCCACAAACAATTTTAAACATACTGAATTGTAAAAAAATTCCAATTTATGGTGATGGAAAACAAATTAGAGATTGGTTATATGTTCAGGATCATTGTGAGGCATTGATTAAAATTTGGAGAGATGGATCTATAGGTGAAAAATATAATATCGGTGGTGAATGTGAAATGGAGAATATTGATCTGGTTAAAAAAATATTATCTTTCATGGGAAAAGATGAAAGTATGATAGAATATGTTAAGGATCGTCCTGGTCATGATCGACGATACTCTACTGACATTAGTAAAATTTCTAAAACTTTGGGTTGGAAACCAAGATTTAATATTGATGACGGACTTAAAGAAACGATTGAATGGTATGAAAGCAATAGGAACTGAACTCAAAGATGTCTATATCATTGAGAATAAATTATTTCAGGATGATCGTGGTTTTTTCATGGAGTCCTTTAATTCACAACAATTCTGTGACATTATTGGGTATTCTTTAGAGTTTGTGCAGGATAATCATTCTAAATCATCTCAATCCGTATTGAGGGGATTGCATTATCAGGTCAAACGTCCACAAGGAAAGTTGATGCGATGTATTTCGGGTGCCATTTATGACGTTGCTGTTGACCTTAGAAGGTCCTCGCACACTTTTGGTAGGTGGATTGGAGTTACTTTGAATAGGCCGGAGAAGCAATTGTGGATCCCTCCTGGATTTGCTCATGGGTTTCATGTGATGAGTGAAACAGCTGAGGTTACATACAAAACCACGGATTACTATGTGCCAAATGATCAGGAGACCCTTGCATGGGACGATCCTACTTTGAATATTGACTGGTTGACGACTAGAAACCCCATTTTATCTAATAAAGATATGGTAGGAAAGTCATTTGATGAGTGTCATACCTATGAATAATCTATCTGTTTTCGGTGGAACTGGATTTATTGGTGGTAAATTTTGTGAATTATATACTGATAAGGTTACTTTAGTGCCTAGAGAGGGTAGAAAACCACCAACAAAAGATGTTTTATACTTCATTAGCACGACAACTAATCAAAGTGTCTTCAGTGATTTGCATGTAGATATCAATACTAACTTGACCTTATTAATGGAGGTTTTATCTAACTGCAAAGATAAAGACATCACATTTAACTTTGTAAGTTCTGGTTTTGTTTATGGAAATGATGTTTTAGATGCAAAGGAGACTGACTGCTGCAATCCTACAGGGTTTTATTCGATTACAAAGAGAACTGCAGAGCAATTATTGATCTCTTATTGCAATACTTTTGGTGTAAAATACAGGATTTTTAGGGTAGGAAATGTGTATGGACTGGATCCTACTATCACTCCAGGTAAAAATGTCCTTGGTTTTATGATTAGTCTAATGAAACAGAATAAAGACATTAAATTATTTGGTGGAGGTGATTTTCAGAAAGACTATATGTTTGTTGATGATATTTGTAGAGCTATTAAATTTTTGATCGAAAAGTCTGATAAAAATCAAATCTACAATATTGCAACAGGTAAATCTATGTCATTTAAAGAAATACTTTTTATTGCTAAAAATATAACCTGTAGTGATAGTGACATATATCCAGTTTCGTTTCCGCAAGATCAAGAATATTTACAGGTAAAAAATATGACATTGAATACAAATAAACTTACTTCTATGATGTTTACTTCAGAGATGAGTTTTGAAGAAGGATTGTCTGAAATGTGTAAAATATATTGACCGTATCATTTTTTTATAGTATTATACATATTACGTGAGGTAATTTTAATGTCTGAATATAAGAAAACCGCATTGGTACTTGGTGCCGGTGGATTTATTGGAAGTCACATGGTAAAGAGACTTCGTTCTGAGGGATACTGGATTCGTGGAGTTGATCTTAAACATCCCGAATATTGTGCATCTCATGCAAATGAGTTTATTGTCGCTGATTTGAGAGATGTTAATATAGTGAAACGATGTGTTCGTTTTACTGGATATCTTGGAAACTTCTATAAAGATATTGTAGATAAATTCGCAGAACCTTTTGATGAGATCTATCAGTTTGCTGCTGATATGGGTGGTGCAGGATTTGTATTCACTGGTGAGAATGATGCAGATATCATGCACAACTCTGTGTCTATTAATTTGAACGTTCTTGAGGAACAACGTAAATTTAATGAAATTTCAGAACAGAATAAAACTAAAATCTTCTATTCTGGATCTGCTTGTATGTATCCAGAGCATAATCAATTAGACCCCGATAATCCAGATTGCCGTGAAGAATCAGCATATCCAGCAAACCCAGATTCCGAATATGGATGGGAAAAACTATTCAGTGAGAGACTATACCGGGCTTACAATCGTAATTATGGGATTCCTGTTCGCATTGCTAGGTATCATAACATATTCGGACCCGAAGGAACCTGGGATGGGGGAAGAGAGAAGGCACCAGCGGCAATCTGT